TGTTAAGGGGTTACATAAAACTAAAGGAAGTATACTAGGCAATAAAAATTATGTTCCCTTTGGAGAAACGGGCTTTGCTAATGTATGTGCTAGGCCAGAAATAGCGATTACAGGAACTACATATACGATTGGTAGTCAGAAGAGAACTCTCCCTACTTGTTTTACTACTGCTAAGAATGGTAAAACAGGGCATGTGGATTTTTCTAAATTGATACAGTCTGATGGTACTCCATACGGAGGTAGTTTAGAATCACAAGCTCCGACACTAGATAATTATGAGGCATATATCTAATGCCAAAAATATACGACCAAGAAATTAAAACGAAAGCCATGCAGCTGTGGGTACAAGGGAAATCTGGCCCTAAGATTGTGGAACAGATTAATCATGAATTTACGGCTGATGTTAAAATTCCTACTTTGTATACATGGGCTAAACAATATAATTGGAATGAGCAAAAGAATATTGCTAGAACTGAAGCAATGGTACAGATTCAAGAATCAGAAGGGCAGAGATTTGTTAGAGTTCAGGCAGAACATCTAACTGAGTATGAAGTATTGAGGCATAAAGCTAATGATGCTTTAGGAGTTCTTCAGTTTGATAAGGCTTTTGATGCAGCAAAGGTATTAGATATGAGTATACAGGGTGAACGAAAGGTTATGGAAGGCATGATTAATTTACAGTTTGTTCAATCTGTTTTAAATATTTTAGTGGAAGAAGTAGCTGACCAAGCAACTATTCAAAGAATTGCAGGGCGATTGAAATCGTTAGTGTCACAGGAGTAATATGGATAATCGTAATGGAGAAGTTACATATGATAATGCATTAGCGCGTTTAGCAGAAGGACTGTTAACAGATAAAAAATATAACGTCGGCACCTTTAGAGAATTTCTAGTCAATATCTGGAGTCAAAGTTATGATAATCCTGAGTACTTTAAAGCTTGGCATGTTCAGATAATTGCAGAAGATATTGAAGAATGTTTAGCTGAAGGATTAAACTATGTTTGTGTTCTTCCACGATTCCACTTTAAAAGTACTGTATTGGGTCATGCCTTTAGCGTCTGGAGATTATTGACTGCGCCCCGTGACTGCTCGGTGCTATATCTATCTTATAGTGATGGTATGGCACAGTACCATATTTCTGAGATTAATAAGACGGTTAAACGAAATCCTATCTTGATGTCGTGGCTGGATAATAAATCTCCTAAAGCTGACTTCTCGTTTAGATATTCTATTAATAATAAGAATGCGGATATATTACATGGGGGTTTGTTTTCATTTAAGAGGGGTATGCATGTGAATGGGGCTTTGATTGCAGATGATATTCTACGTGACCCTGAGAACCCATTGAATATGAGTCAGATAACTAAGGTCAGATAACTAAGGTAGAAGAACACTTTATGACAGAATCTTTGTTCATCCCATTGAAAGGTGTACCTGTTATTGTCTTGGGTACACCTATGATGCCTGGAGATATTCTTAGTAAGCTTCAGGAAGATAGTCGTTTTAAGTCTAGGGTATTACCAGCACTAGATCCTGTACCTGGGCGTAGGGTATTAATGCCTGAGCTATATAATGAGGAATGGTTGCTAGAACAACAGAGAGCTAGACCGAGATCTTTTGCTTCAGAGTTTATGCTAATCCCCCATTTCTCAACGGAATCATATTTTGAAGAGGAAGACATTACTAAAAATGAAGTGAGTGGGTTAGTAAATGCTCCACCGAATATGCCATTTCCTTCAGAAGAAGATGAAATGTTCTTTGCAGGCTTCGATGTAGGTAAGAAACGACATCCCTCCCACTTAGTTATTTTTAGACGCAAAGGTGATATAATAGAGCAAGTCCATTCGTCTTTCTTAGATGGGTGGAGCTACTCTGACCAAATTGAATATCTTAATAATGTAGCAAAAAACTTTGATTTAGATAGAGGATATGTAGACAATACTAGAGGGGAGTTAGAGGAACGGGGCTTGGATTCCGTATGGAAACCTATGACGTTTACAACTAAGAGTAAGAATACTATGGCTCAAATATTTGAAACATATATTCATTCTGGTAATCTTAGATTAATTAAAGATGAACGACAGAAGCAGCAGATTTTATCAGTTAATAATGAGTTAAAAGCTCCCCAAACTCCATTGGGGCATGGGGATGCCTTCTTTTCTATTGCAATGGCATTGTCAGCTATTTATGAAACTAGTATCTATAAGATACAAACTTTGGGAAGTGTACAAGACTGGATGCAATCTATTGAAGAGGGTCAAGAAGCGGAGTTACAAAAAGATGCGATGCCAGGAAGGGGGATTCCTAATCTTCATTTTAAACCTGAGATTGAGGTAATGGCGTTAGATGAAGCACCTAATCCTAATTGTCAGGAAATGGTGTGTAACCCAGGATTTTGGGTGCCTGAAAATAAATTATGTATATATTGTGGATATAGAGGATAGGAGGTTGTATAAATGGTAACACTTACTGAACAAGCCGAAACAATTTTGGAGACACGTTATTATTTAAAGGATAATACTGGCAAACCTCAGGAGAATGCAGAACAAATGTTTCGGCGGGTAGCCAATGCTTTGGCATCTGTAGAAGAAAAGTATATGGCGTTGCCAGTTGAGGTTGATTTAATGGCTAATGATTTTTATGAGATGTTGTCGGAACTATATTTTCTCCCCAACTCTCCTACCCTAATGAATGCTGGTACGCCAGCTGGTACACTATCGGGATGTTTTGTACTCCCATTAGAAGATAGTATGCAAGGTATAATGAAGACTGCTACTGATGCAGCTATGGTGCAGAAATATGGAGGTGGTACGGGATTTGCTTTGTCAAAGATTCGTCCCAAGGGTGACCATATTAATACTACTCAGGGCAAGGCGTGTGGCCCCATAGAGGTGCTTAAAACTTTATCTAGGGTTTCCAGCATGATAACTCAAGGAGGCAAGCGTGATGGGGCTAACATGGCCGTTATGAGTGTATATCATCCTGATATCAAAGAGTTTATTATATGTAAATCTCATGAGGGAGATATTCATAATTTTAATATTAGTGTTGGAGTTGATTCTAATTTTATGAAGGCTGTTTTAAATAGGACAGACTATCCTTTGATTCATCCTACTACAGATAAGATTATTAAATGGGTTAATGCTGGTGATGTATTTGATATGATTATTGATGGGGCATGGAAGAACGGTGAGCCTGGGCTTGTTTTCATTGATAGTATGAATAGAGATAATCATGTTAAAAAAGAATATGGTGATATGATAGCAACTAACCCTTGTGGGGAACAACCCCTTCTAGGAAATGAAAGCTGTAATTTAGGGTCTATTAATCTAATTAAATTTCTACAAGAATCTGATGGTGTAATGTGGGAGTCTAAAATCAATTGGCAAAAGCTAGGAGATATAACAAGGTTAGCAGTACGATTCCTTGATAATGTTATTGATGCTAATCAATATGCTACTTCTGATATTAATGACATGACTAAATCTACTAGAAAGATTGGCCTAGGTATCATGGGTTTCGCTGATATACTTATTGCTTTAAAGATTCCTTATAATAGTGATACGGCTATTACTGTTGGGCGGAGCTTAATATCTTATATTAGAGATATAACTGACCAAACTTCTCTTGACTTGGGGGCTATGAGAGGAGCTTTCCCTTCGTGGGACAAGAGTGACTATGGACATCATCAACCCTATAGAAATGCTTGCCGTATGAGCGTGGCTCCTACAGGCACAATTTCTATGATTGCGGATACTTCTAGTGGAATTGAGCCTACCTTTTCTTTAGTGTGGAAGAAGTCTAATATTTTAGAGGGGAAAACCTTATACTATGTTAATAAGTTTTTTGAGGCTACAGCTAAAAAAGAGGGGTTTTATTCTGACGATTTGATGGAGCACTTAGCTAGGGGGGGTTCTATTAAAGATCGTACTGATGTACCTGATTGGGCTAAAAATGTATATGTTACGGCCCCAGATATATCTCCATCAGAACATGTTAATATGCAGGCCGCATTTCAAGATTCAGTAGATGCAGGCATCTCTAAAACAATTAACTTTGCTAATAATGCAACTAGAGAAGATGTTCAATCTGCATATATACAAGCGTGGGAAACTGGTTGTAAAGGGATTACAGTATATCGTGCAGGAAGTAGGATTAAAGAAGTATTAACTTCTGGACATGATGTCCCTGTTGAATGTGAGTGTGAATTACCTTACATAGTACAGGAAAGTGGTTGCAACACCTGTAAAATTTGTGGGTGGAGTGCGTGTGAAATCAGCTAAAGGGTTTATTATTGGGTTAGGCATATGTGTTATAATGGTATCTGTTCTAGCCCAAGCTTTAATTATGTCGAATAGTTTAGTAGAAAGTAGTGTATTCAGAGGAATATGTCCTCTGCACTAGAGGAGATAATATGATAGGAAATACTTTAAGAGATAGAAATAATCAATATGTAGCGACTAAAGATGCTACAGGTACATGGCGTATTCTAGATACATGGCATGATGATTTGAGATCATTGGATCCTGAGGGGGAAATTCCTGATGATAGCCCAGCTGTTACCATCATATCAGAAGGTGCTTTCTTATCTATAGTAAAGGAAGCTGCTCGTTTAGGTGTATTAGCTAATGCAGCGTTTACTGAACAGACTGATATGGATAAAGAACTACTAGAGAAAGAGTCAGAAATTTTGGATTTACGAGAAAAATTAGTAGAATATGAAGAGGAGATGTCTATTCTAAAACAACGGCCTGACCGTACAGAAGGTTTTGTACTTAAAGAAATGGCTATGAATACATTACTTAAGCTTACTTCTATGTCAGATATCCAAACTTTAAGCAAGGATTAAAAAAATGAAATTATCTGAATATCTTCCTGAAGTACCAGCCATGACTCAACAAATGGCTGAGTTAAATTCACAAATTAATACGTTGGAATTAATGAAAGCTGCGGGGGATACAGCGAATTCTCCATCATTTGGTCTAGACCATGTAGTTAATACGTGGGTTAGACATCAAATGGCATATCGTCAACAGTTAGTTATGGATATACAAACCATTTCTATGTCTGTTGAAGAGGTACGTTCCCCTGTTAATCACATTACAGGAGAAGTATTTCGTAGAGGAATTGATTGGAAACCTCTTGTAGCTGATCCTGATTGGGAACAACGTAAAAGATTGGAAGTTTTTCTTTCCGATTGTAATGCTTTTGGGCAGTCATTGGAAGAAGTATTACGACAGTTCCATTTTGATGTTAATGTGGTGGATGATGGCTTCTTGTACATAGTTAAAGAATACTATGATGATGGAGATACGGTTCGTTCTAAAGTTAAAGAGATTCGTAGACTTAATCCTGCTTTAGTAGAATATGATTTAGATATGGCAGGCTTACCTAAGAATGCCCATTTCTTATGTCCTATGCATAGGGAACATGTAGCTGATACTCCAGGCACCTGTAAAGAAGATGGCTGTGACCGTGACCGATGGCCTGTAATGTATAAGTACTATCATCGTAGTCAACACATATATTTGTTTGAAACTGAAGTTATTCATTTATCTAAGTTCTTTCCTTCAGAGACATATGGTTGGAGTCCTATCCTTACTATTTTTGAAAAAGTTTTAACTTTGATTGGAATGGATAAGAATCTATATAGGTATTTCTTTGAGCGTAAGATGCCTGGTTCTATGATGATGGTCTTTACTGATGACCCCGAAAGTCTACGTAGAGAACGTGCTAATATAGCTGCTCAAACTCGTATTGACCCTAACTTTGTTCCGATGATAGCGGTGTCTTCTAAGAATAATAGGGGTAGGGTTGATATGGTAAGGCTATATCATACGTTACAAGAAATGGACTATCTTCCTGTGAGAGCAGAAATACGAGAACGTGTAGCTGCTATGTGGGGTGTTACTCCTGCTTGGCAGGGCGCACCTGAAGCTTTTGGTGGCCTGTCTACACAGACTCAACAGTTGGTAGTTATGAGTCGTGTTGTAGAAGGTGACCAAAGACTATTTCATGAGAAAGTGTTCCCTAAACTTTTAGACGCATTTGGAATTACTGATTGGAGACTAGAACTTCCACAACCTGAAGAAAAAGCTGAAGCTACCCGTATTCAATTTGCTCAACAAAAGGTAGCTATTGCTAATCAGTATGCCCAGTTAGGATTTACGGTAGAGTTGAAAGACCAAGCGGTTTCTTTGGAAGAGGCTGAATTTACAATTTCTGGTGAAATGGTACAAACTGCTAAGATGAATGAGGAACAGCAATCCTTACAACTACAACAAATGGAAGCGCAGCAGGCTCAACAAGGACAACAAGAGGAAGCTCTCCCTCAATTTGGAGCAGAGGAGGAAGAAGAGGAGGGAGTAGAGCCTATACAAGCTATGTTATCTAAAACCATTCCTGCTCACAAACGTAAATTTGGGGGGAGAACTGGTGGGAGAACTCCTGATTGGCATGACAAATCTCCTTTAGAAGAGAGGGATATAGATGATTATGCTGAAGCTAGAGCTAATAAAAATATGTTAACTTTAATGGAAAATTCTCAAACTTGGGTGCAGAGCTTAATACAGAAAGGATTTAATATGCCTTTTATAAAACAAGTATCTCCTGATGGAACACAAATGTGGTTTGTCCAAGATGGTGTAGATTATGTAGCACAACTTAATGGGGTGGGGGTAGTAAATGTGGAAAAGGCTAAACCTGATCCTGGCGTTCATAGCCCCTTTAATCAAGGCTATAAAGATTATGCTAACTATAATCCTACAGGGCACCACAGACAAAGTAGAAATAATTATCAGGAAGAAGAGGGGGATGAACAAATTTAATGCCTATTACTAAACGAAATGGTAAATATTATTGGGGCAGCAAAGGCCCATTTGATTCTCGTAAGAAAGCTGAACAAGTAGAGCAGGCTGCACATTCCTCAGGATATGAACAATACGTAGAACACCTAGATGAGCAGAAAATGGTTGGTAGTCCTGTAGGAGCTGCTGATGAAGGGCAACGAGCACCGACTGCTTCAGAGATAGCCCGTCATCAAAAGCTTACTAAAGAAGATGGTGGAGTAGAGGGGGGAGGAGGTACTGTTTTCACCTCTAGTGATGCTGGAATATTTACTCCTACTTATGGCGGTGGGGGTGTACGTCATCAACAACGTAAAAATAAGAAACGTACTGGTGTTGAAAAGGTAGCTTCTTTTATGGATGATAGAAGCCCCCATGTATTTTCTAAGGAAGTAAGTAAGTTAGCAGACTTTTTAAATAAATCGGGTTTTCCATCTGATAATTT